CGGAGACATCGGAAAGGCAGGACTGTATGGCAAAAACAAATTCCCAGCAGGAAGTGCGAGGTACATCACAGTCACAGAAGGAGAACATGATGCGCACAGTCTGTATCAGGTCCTTAAAGCACCTGTCGTTTCTGTTCAATCTAGTGTTACTGCTGTCCGTGATTGCTCTATTGACAGAGCCTACCTTAACTCATTCGAACGGATATATCTCGCTTTCGATAACGACACTCAAGGTCGAGAGGCTTGTAGGCAAGTTGCAAGACTTTTTGACTTTAACAAAATCTATGTGGTCAGACTTTCGCCACTGAAGGATGCCAACGATTGGGTTCAGGCGGGTAAGTCCGAAGAGTTAAAGAAGATATGGTGGAACTCCAAGAAGTATCTACCAGAAACGGTGATATCTTCTTTCTACGAATTTGAGAATATTCTCAAGGAAGAACCTCAGTACGGTATTCCGTATCCGTTTCCGACCCTGAACCATATGACGTATGGCATCAGACGTGGGGAATCAGTCCTGTTGACTGCCCAAGAAGGTGTCGGCAAGACTGAGATAATGCACACGATAGAGCATCAAATCTTGAAGGAGACGAAAGATGCACTGGCGGCAATCTATCTCGAAGAGCCTAAACGGCGACATCTTCAAGCCCTTGCTGGGATTGAACTTCGCCGACCTATCCACCTTCCCGAGTATGATCCAGGAGTGGGTGAAGTCTACCGTACTCTCACGGAAGTTGTGGGAGTGGATGACCGGCTTCACGTTTACTCTCACTTTGGGAGCGACGATCCAGAAATACTCCTCGACACAATCAGATTCTTGGTTTCAGCCCGCAATTGCTACTACGTTCTGTTTGACCACATTTCAATGGCTGTTAGCGGTCTGGGGGGCGAGGATGAACGCAAAGCCCTCGACTACCTCTCAACCAGACTTGAAATGATGGTGAAGGAGTTGAACTTCGCACTGATATTCGTGAGCCATGTGAATGATTTAGGCCAGACCCGTGGCTCACGGAACATCGCTAAGGTCGCAGATATCCGTATAGATGCAGTCCGAGACCTTATAAATCCTGATCCTGTCATCAGAAATACGACTAAACTGACAATCAGTAAGAATAGATTTAGTGGTAAAACCGGACCAGCCGGCAATCTACTATTCGATCCGGCGACTTACACGTTATCTGAATTCACAGGGGAACCAGCAAATGACAACTCAATCGCAAGAAGCAGCAGAGTTGCGTAGATGGTGGCGTGAACGTGATAGTATTTGGGGGTATGTCTACTGCGACCCGAATGGCATCTGGGAAGACGGAGACCTCGGGGCATTCAAGATTGTAAATCTAATAGATTGTGGACAATTCTTTGTCCTTTCCTCACTAGGAAGAACTGTCCTAAAGTTAAATAAACAAGAAGAAAATCATGTCAAAACTAAGCAATTCAAAGATCGCTTCAATACTCGATCGGATAACTGAAGGCGGCGGATACGACAAGATAGCCGAAGATGTGAAATGTTCTCCCGCGACGATAATGAAGTTAGTAAAGGATTATCCTCTTTGGGCATACCTCCGTAAACCGAAGGATTTTCACTATGACTGAGAAACTCCGCTACAAATGTAAGTTGTACAATTTCAGAGCAGTCGGTCCTGGACGATTCATCGCTCAAATCCAACGGTTAGAACCACATAAATTGTTGGGAGAACCAAGGATGGTTAACATCTGTTTTGGTAATCATCTTCAGTTTACTACCACCTCACTGGTAACTAGGATTGATTTAGAAAAACGGGAATTCGAGACATTAAACAGCATTTATTGGTATGACTAGGAAATGTACCTGAATTGAAAAATAACGCACCAGCGGGCTTCTAATTCAATCCTGGGGGTATTATAAATGCTATATGACTTCGGGGAAATCTTCGCAAATAAAGAGGATTTTCTTGATTGGAAAGACTTCTGCTATCACGTAGCGAAAGACCATACTTACCGAGAAGTCTCGAGTAAATTTTTAGATAAGCTGGATGCATTCCAGGCTTGGAGAAATCAAATGAAAGACGAAGCCCCCGCCGAGGAAAAGATCGACGAGATCGATCCTAGGAAGGCGAATGTCATCCCTTTTGAACCCAAGCTTGCACTCTTGACGGGAGGTCGAGGAACAGGAGACGGGACGTGGCTGATGTCTCTCGAAGAAGGTGCAGTCTTCGTCTCTAAACAAAAGAAAGACATTTCCCCGTTGGCTGAGCAGTGGCACGTCTCCATCAAATGGAAGAAATCAGTAGTTTTGTACAGTAATTTCCCCCATAAGGGAGAAGTCTACATCTTAGTCGATGCCAAGTCGTTTTCAGAACAGAACGAATTGATTGAAATCCTCCAAGAGAGGAAACAGGAGATACAGTATGACTGAATTCGGTGGAAATCTAAAGAAACAAACGGAAGAACCTGAACTTCATGATTACTCTGAACATGATGAAACTGTAGCTGAGATATCTCAAAAACCCATAAAGAAAACAGCCAGTATTAGTTTCACGATTTCCGGTGAGGACGTCGACAAAATTGATTGGTATGAATGGCTAAGAGATGTTCAACAAGAAAGTAAATTTTGTATTGAACGCGGAGTAGTCAATATCGGATATTCAGAATGGATAGAAAAAACAATAGATTTAAAGGATAATAGTGACCGAAATTATTTATTTAAGAAATAAAGACGATACCCGGACGATGAATAATCTTCGACTAAGTATCGAGTTCTACAAGGAGAATAACACAGACGGTCGGTACGACAGAGCTTTACAAAAGGAAACCAAGATGTTAGAGTGGTACCGGTCTAACATCCAGAGAGAAGCAGCATGAAAATTCTATCAAAGATTATCCAGTATACAGCCATCGTTGGATGGATGTTCATAGGGTTGTTGTACCTGACAGACCATCTCAGGGCGTATTCGATATTCTCTAAGTATGTCATATTCATAGATTAGCCAATACTGGCAAAGGAGAGCACCATGAGGACTGTCGTCGCTATCTGTCTAGTCGCAGGGGTCTTGTTCGTCGGAGCAACATCCATCAACAAAGCCTTCTACGACTGCAAAATCGACCATCTCCCGTGTATCGAGTTCAAGTCGGTGAAGTCGCCGGCGTAAATATTGGCCCCGGTGACGGGGCCTCTTAGGTGGTAATTGAAGATAGCATTAGACATCGAGACTGATTCCCTTCATAACCCGACTAACATCTGGTGTGTCGTCTGTAAAGACCTAGACACAGGTGTGTACGAGGTATTCAAAGACATAAAGAAAGACGACAATGAGCGTGAAAGATTTTCTAGGTATATGCAAAGACTACGGGATGAAACCGATAGTGTATGCATCGGGCATAACATTCTGGGTTTTGATTGGCCTATCTTATGTTCCGCAGTACAGCTTTGTAACGAAATACTTCCTGTTAAATTTATTGACACGTTAGTCATCTCCAAGATGGTTGACTTCTCCAGGAAGAAGCACAGCCTTGAAGACTACGGTGTAGAATTCGGACTGAGCAAGATCGACCACAAGGATTTTTCTAAATTAGACGATAGATTAATAGAATACTGTAAGAGAGACGTAGATATAACTACCTTAGTTTATACTAAGTATACAAAGTATATAGAAGATAGTAAACATAAGGAAGCTATTAACTTAGAGAATAACTTTGTATACTACGTAGTTAATACCTTAGGTAAGAATGGCTTTAGTTTTAACCTAAGTAAAGCTAAGGATATACTTAAGGTAGTAGAAGAAGATATACTTAAGTTAGATAAGGATATACTTAGGTCTTTTCCTAAGAAACTTAAGCCTATACGCGAGATATTACCGAGAATTACTAAGTACGGCACGATATCACTCTCGAATATCCCTCGCGATATGCGCGGTAGAGTCTCCGAACTTACAGCAGGAGTTCCCTTCACGTACTGCAAATGGGTGGAGTTCAACCCGTCGTCTCATAAACAGATCGTCGATGTCCTGAACGAAGCTGGATGGTCTCCTATAAACAAGACCGACACACACGTCGAGACAGAGAGGGAATTATCCAGAGTTAGATACGGCAGGCATACTCCTGAAGAGTTGGAATCAATCAAGACTAAGCTGAAGAAGATGGAAGTCTACGGCTGGAAAGTCGACGAGGAAAACCTCGATACTCTCCCACCTACAGCCCCGGCGTCTACACGTACCCTAGCCAGGAGAATACTCCTTGAGTCCCGTAGAAGAACCTTAGTAGAATGGATAGAATTGGTTCAACCAGACGGTCGAATTCATGGTGAGTTCCAAGGAATTGGAGCCTGGTCTCACAGGATGAGTCATCGCCATCCCAACACGGCTAACATCCCGAACGAACTAGACACCAACGGGAAGAAGAAACTCCTTGGTAAAGAGTTTCGCCAGTTGTGGCGTGCACCGAAGAATAGACTTCTCGTCGGTGTCGACGCCGAGGGAATTCAACTCCGTATATTTGCTCATTACATCGACGACAAGGAATTCACTCAGTCGCTCGAACAAGGCAAGAAGGAGGACAAGAGTGACCCCCACAGTCTCAACCAAAGAATTCTGGGAAGTGTCTGT